GTCAGTTGTAAGTTTTGTAACTTCATCAGAGTGTTCTTTTTTTAATGTTGTTTTTTGTGTTTCAAGACTAGCACTCAAAATTGATAAATGCTGTTCTTCTGTATAATTTACCATGTCAAACTCCTTTACTTTTTTTTCATCTTCTTTTGTTTTTGTTAAGATTTCCTGTTCAAAAGTTTCTACACCTTCAAGATTAAGATTCAATTTTACATATTCCCCACCTTCAAGATTAAGATTCAATTTCATAGGCTCCATGTCTTCGCAACCTGGAGCTAATGCTCCAAGAAAAGCTACATGAAACAAAACTGATCCGTAATTTTTTAACTTTTTCCAATATCCTACTGACCTGTTTTTCAATTGATAATTGACAAGTAATTTGTAAAAATCCTCTGATACACGTATAGCGTCCATTAATAACCTGTTTCCCTCTCTCTTCAATTTAGATACCCAGCCATGAGCCAAGGTTTCTTCATCTGGATGTCCGATGGTAAGTGGTACGCCGTCTTTGAAAACGTTCAAATCAAAGTTTTTTTTCATATCATCCAACTCCTTGGATGTAATAACTCCTTCTTGAACTCTGGCAATCTCAACATTTTCTAATGTTTTCATACTAAAATTATAGAACGGATTAACGTTTTTTTCACTTCAATTATTGAGTAGTATTTATTAGTTTTTTATAATATAATTTAAATTAGTGCTGTTTAGGTATCTTTATGCTATCAGATTCTTTTTGCTTTAATAATGCGTTGTTTTCCATTTCCTTGGCATAGTTTTTAGCATTCTTAGGGGAGTCGGTAAAGTGAGAGTGAACATTTTTTTTATTCTTTTTCATAGATTCGGGAGATTGCTTAATACCCTTTCTTTTCATATACCCGGGAGTCAAACCCCTTATCCTTGATCTGCATAAGTAATGAACAGGAGGTGTGATACTTCCCCATATAGGATCATTCTTTGGGTAGACTGCCCCATCCAGGGAACCACATATATCAGACGTTCTCCTATCTATTACAGCATCAAACATCATGTGTCCTACTGCTGCATTATTCGCATAACTAACCCTATGAGCGATATTGTAAGCACTCATTATATTTGTTCTGTATATTACTTTTAAATGCCAGTTTTGCAATGGAGTAAGACCAGACGCCTTAAATACCTCATTTACATTTTCTTTCCATGATTCAAAGTCTCTTCCGGTATCTATAGCAGATAATATCGATTCTTTCATATTCTTTATCATGCCGAATCTCTCAATACGCTGAACAGAAAATGAGATGTTTTTAAAATATGCTTCTGCTTCTTTAAATTTAGCTCCACTGATTACACCTTTTTTCTTGAACAATAAAAGTGCTTCGTTATACCCGGATATATAAGAAGGTGCTTTTAATTCACTCTTACTTTTACCTTCCTGCCTATCAATCTCAATGTTAGCTTCATCATATCCGAATAGGTAAGACAAAAATAATGACTTTTCAGTTAATATTCTAATCGACTTATCAGGTGGGCTTAATGTAATATGGCTGTCAAACGACTTAATTGTTTTAGCTTCCTTAATCCATTTTATCACCTGCTTTGTGTATAGAGTCGTACCGATTGCAAGTGTTAAATCATAGATATTATCTATTGTTAATTTCTTAGGGAAGGCTGGCATTATTTATCTAACCTCTTTCAATGCTGTCAAATACAACTTCCTATCATCGCTTAACTGCTCTGTAAATTTATTAGGCTCCGCTTCAGTTGGAATGATAACCGTCTGACCATCTGTAGGAGTTGGAATACCAAAGGTTTTATGAATATACTCCTCGGTTACACCTTTAAACTTTAATCTATTTACAAGTATATCCAAAGCTTCCGACATAACCTTTTTATCAACTTCTTTAGTTTGAGTAATATTATATTCGGGATATTTTTTAACATTAGGAAAGTTAAAATCTACCAATGGCCTGATAATAAGAAAATTAATAAACTCCCTATACCAAACAATATCAGCTTTTATCATATTGTAGAAGGTGTCAGAATGGACTACAGCCTGAGCGTATGAACCTGATCTATTATCTGATTCAGTTGTTAAATTCTGCCCTAATACCGCTATACTCATTTTCTTATCCATATACGATACAAATTTTTCATAAGAGTCTACTGCTCCGGTTCCAATCTTATTAAGTACATCTAAAACAACACCCTTGGGAACTGATGCACTGCTCTGATTTCTAATATTTTTAATAAATAAATCAATCTTTTCTTTATGTTTAACATCTTCATAAGTGCCTATAATGGATGGTGCAACGTTCTTTTCAGTAAACAAAGCCCAGAATTGAACAGACTCCCTTTTGATATACCAATACCAGTATAATTTTTGAAATAAAGATTCACCATACCTGTTATTATTCCGTTTTCTGAAAGTTAATACAGGATAATATAATTCTTTCAATGGCACTGGATCGCCATCAACGTCAGTCCTTCTAAGCTCATTCTTCTCACTAAAATCAAAATACTTAATAGCGTGGTTATCCCTGGCAGATATTACCCATTTTAAATCTTTCTCTGAAAATACTATATTCTCAACTCCATGTCCGCATGTGAAAGCACTATGTAACGTTTGATAAGATGTAGAATTAAAGCTTGGTATATTTTCAAATACCTCTCTGACAAAATCAGCTTCAGCACCTTCCCCGGTTATCTCACTTTTCAAGCTCAATAATGCAAGTATTCGAGTTTGGATTATACCATATAAATGTGGATCAGAGTCCTCCATTTCCTTAACCTTTTCATATATTCCGAGGGTGGTATCTCCAAGATGTTCATTCCCATTATAAGTAAACCTATCAGAATCAGCAACGATAATTGGTTTGACAACCGGTTTAACTTTAGTGAGATCGTCTTCCGTCTTAGCAAGGAATTTTATTTTATCTAATAATTTCATACGGCTCTCCTTAATTCTACCAGTCAGGATCTTTGGTAGCATTTTGATATCTATGATGAATTGTTATAACTTTATCACTATCAAGCATATATTTTGATTGATAATAGCATAATAAGATTGCATCAGCTTTGTCAGGTGATCTGTTTTCTCGCTTTTTATAATCCCTCTTAGGCTCAACTATTTTCCTTTGATCTTTAGTGTAGTAGAATCTTCTTTTAGTTAATTCAGTTTTCAATTCAGGATCATTTGGAATATCAATTTCTTCATTTTCAAGCAGATCCTTAAAGTTAAACCACATTTCTGTTATTACATTTACATATTTGTCAGGTTCTTTAACATGGTCTGAGCCTTCTAATCCAAAATTAATATGTTGTGTTTTGGTATACTTTGCCTTCTCTATATAATCGCCTACTCCAGGCATCCCAGTACTATCAACATTAACAATACAATCATAATTATTATCAAGAAAGTCAACTGCAATATCAACAGTTTCATTTATTTTCTTTTTAATATGTTCATGCTGTTTGATTGTCTTTAATCCTTTTCTCATATAAAAGACTGTTCTATCATCTCCCATCCTGGCAACGTCAGCACCCATAACAAGCCCACCTACAGGATTAATTATATTCCGTTCCATTGCCCTGCTAACATCTTCAATGTCAATGACGGCTTCAGCAGCTTGACCGAGTGGCTCCCCTTCCCATATGTGCAAATAATCTTTAAAATTATTTATTTTATCCCGCCTCATTTGCTTCATTAAAACGGGTGATTGAAATACTATTGGTACATCCATTATATTTAATTTAACAAGCAAAGTATCATCTGAAGGATTTTTGCATAACATATCCCATATTGGATCTTCTTCAGCAAACCTATTCATTGAAAACCATAACTCTGAACCTTCTTTCCTGATAGTCGGTATTAATAATTCAAGGCTATTTTTAGAAAATGTTTGAGCTTCTTCACCCCAGTATATATCAGCACCTTCAAAAGATTTGATTGAATGAACATTTCTTAACATACCTTTGAAAGTAATGTTTGATCCAGTCCCAGTATTTTTTATAACATTATCTGTTACTTGAAAATCTAATAATTCCTGCTCAATAATCTTATCTTTTAAAAGTTGATGCACTGAATCCTTGATGCTGTTTTGAATCTCCCTTCCGCAAATTGCCCTTATCTTCTTACGCCTTGCCCGTGCCAATAAGGCATAGGCAAAATGCCATGACTTTAAACCACCCCTACCACCATGAAATATTTTAAATCTATAATTTCCGCTTTCAAGCAATGGTTCAAATTCTTCATAAAAATCAATGTTTTCAATCATCTTTTCTTATTATATTAAAATTCATTGGTTTTAATTCTTCACCGCCAGAGGTAACATCAACTTTATCTTTTCTGCCATATTCAGCCGGATGCTGCCTCTCCAACAGCCATGCCTTTGACTGCCAGGAGTCATCATCTTTTATTTTCTTTACGTTTTGAGCCTTCCCAATTGCTACAGCCCTTTTTACTTCATTGAAAAAATTGAAAAATTTTCCTTGTTTTTCTTCTTTACCAAGATTCATCCATCTATTAAAAGTAGCATAAGAAATTCCTGCAATAAGACTGCTGTCTGCATAACTCATTCCTAAAGCCAAAGACCCAAATAATGATTTTTTAACTGGCTCTTTCAGCTTAAGCGGACATCCTCTTTTAGTCAAATAGCCTCCTGTTTTCAAATGGTTTTATATTTAGATAATCCTGATTTATTTCATTTTCATGAAGGATTATATCTTTTTTATATCTTTGTAAATCTTTCTTTATATAAAATAATTTTGAAGATTCTCTCATTAATCTTACAGATTCTTTTAAAAATTCATGCCAATCAATTTTATCTTCCAATTCTTTATTATGGTTTAATTTACCTATTTTATATTTATCTACAAATTGAATTGATTGTTTTATTAAATCTATAGATTGTTTGGAATCGATAACAGGCTCCATGCTTACCCATGTAGTTATATTGTTTTCTTTTAATATTTCTAATGTTTCAATTCTTTCATTAGGGCTTGCTGCTCCAGGTTCATTTTTAAAACTATCGTTATTATTATTAAATGTTAATGTAGTTCCGACCTGTATATTTTCGCCAAATCTTTTAAATATACTGAGGTCCTGTAAAATCCTAAAACCACCTTTTGATAAAATGGAAACTGGTATTTTATTTTCGAGTAATATCTCAAGTGCTTTTCCAGTTATTTTATATTTATTGTTTGAGCTACAATATGGATCTGAGGTAAAGGATAATAATACGGGGATTTTTGATTCAAAATATTTGCTTACTTCTCTTCTTAATTTTAAAATAAAATCAATTCTGGGAGTAACTTTTAAATGATTATAATTTTTATTGAATCTTTTCATCATAGATGGTACATAACAGTAATTACACCCATGATCACATCCTTTGTAAAAATTTAACGCTAACGGTGAATACTCTCTTGCCTTGCCTTTCGGTTCATAAATAAGTGACATTTTGACCTCCTTTAATTTGTCTGTCTTGCATACTGAACCATAAATAGTTTTTTCTATTTTTGGTTATATGCCTTATTTTGCTTATTCCATTTTTAGCTAACCATTTTTTTAATTTTAATGCTCCATTTTTCATAAAAATTGTAGGAATTTTATTAATCATCTTTTTTGTATATCCAAGATTTATTAATAAATTATTGTTTATTCTTCCAAATATTGATTGTATACAAGTTACATGAACAATCCCCCTGTAATCTTTTTTAAATATTATTTCCAACTGTTTAAAAGGAATACCATATGCGTCTAAGTCTATTATATCATAGTTATCCAAAGACATTAAGCCTAAAAACTTTATATTATCACCTTTCAAATAAATTGAATTCTTATCAGGTTTTTGATCTATTCTTAATATTTGTATTTTCTTATCTGTTTTCTTTATTACTGAATTCCACATTTTACTATCTCCTGAAAAACATTCTAATACTTTTATATTTTGTTTATCCGGCAATGATTCAATTCTCAATTGTATTTTACCACTCAAATTACTATTATCAGTTTGAACCTTGCTCATATTCCATCCAGGATTTTTCCTTTATTTTTTGCAATTCTTTTTCTATCTCTATTATTTTTTCAGGTGGGAATGATAGTAAAATATGCGTTTGTTCATAATATTTAATATCCTCATCTATTATATCCACCTCTTTATTATATTCTAAATCAAACATATTAAGATCAATATTCAACTCTAAATCATCCTTTATATCATCAAAGTTAATTTCAGCAGTCTCTATAAATTCATACAATCCATCATTTGTTATTTCTCCATAGGTAGAATTAAGCATTAATAATTTTTCCTTGGCTTGCTTTTTATCATCTGCTTCAATATCAACAATAGGCAATTCCGGTATTATATAACCATCTGACTGCATCTTTTCAAGCACAGCCTTTCTTTGATGAGCATCAATGATATAGTTTTTATCTTCATTCTCCCATACGAATACAGGGAATGAGAATCCATATTTCAGTATTGATCTTTTTAGTTTATCAGCATTTATTTTTGATAACTCTTTTAAATTACCTTGTAAATTAGTTAATTGGCTTAATTTAAGATACCTGTTACCTTTGCATGATACAGCGATTTCCTTCATATAACCATTTTAATACGAATAGCCTGTTTTTTCACTTCATTTTATTATTATTTTTAACTATTATTTTATATAATAATGCCTGAAATGGATAAAAAAGCCCCTGCCTGTTAAGATAGAGGTTGTGATACCTTTACTGCTGCCCCTGCAAGTGGTTTAAATCCAACAAATTTATTTTTCATTCAAACACCTCATATGGATTTACAGGGAACTTGGATCTGCAATTAGAACACTTTTCCCCTTCGATCACAAATTTGTTATCAGTCCCACAGTAACATTTATAACACCATCTATCAAATGATGCAATTTCTTCCATATACCAATAGCCTGTATTGTCATTTATTCTATCAATAGGAACTTTAATCTTCATCTTCTACCAGCCTCTTCCATAAAGCTATTCAAGTCAGATCCTAATATTTTATACTGTCCAACCTTTATCACTTTTAATTTAACGTATTGTTTACATACGATATCCCGCTTTAACGAATCCTGTTTGATTGTTTTCTTAACAAGTCCAGTTTTAATATACCAGTATAATGTCGGCTTTGTTATCTCCAACCTCTCGCATACTTGATAAGTGGAATAGATTTTGTTATTTTCAAAATAAGCACCGTTCATTTTACCTCCTTTAAACTCCGTATTATTTCAGTAGGTATAGGATAAAATACGTGAATATCTTTATATAAATCATGATAAGCTTTGCCATAATAAAATGGCGGTAGCATACCTCCATTATGTAAAAATTCTCCTGTTAGTTTCATTTTTTACCTCCTTGATTCTTAATAGACTTTATGTCATTTATGACTTTGCTAAGTGCTATTATAATTAACCATAACAAAACTCCTACTGCTAAATTTACAATGAAAGTAACATAAAATAACAATACGATTATCAAAGCCAATACTATAGTTTCTAATCTATTTCTATTTTTAATCACCTCTCAACTCCTCTCCTATCACCTTCACTGTCATTCATGAAGTTGTGTAACCTGGTACTTAAACATATAAGGTCAGTAATCTTCTTTTCTTTAGTACATACCGGGTTTTCATCATTATTTAATATACTCTTAATTTTCTCTGATATTACTAATTGAACCTCTTGTATACATTTCATTTTTTTATTCTCCTATTTTATTTTTATTTAAGAATACCATAATAAAAAGGTATCAAAAAAACCTAATTCCCTGACCGTCAAAATATGATTTTCTATTTTTACAATTCTAAACCACGCCTGAAAATCAGGAGACCAATTGCAACTAATAAAAGATCCTTTCTTGTAATCATCAGGATTTGATATTCTCATTTTAAATTTAACCTTTTTTTTCATTTTAAACCCCCCTTGGTTCTGTTAATATTTTCAACATACTTTTATTTATTTGAATATCTAAATAATGCAAATACTGTTCATAAGTCCATGAATGAGGGAAAACTAAGGCATCATATTTTTTATATGAAATTATTGATATTGGAAGATTTCTATTTTCAAATATCATCTTCCCCCCTGTTTAAATAATCTTATTATCTCATTGCAATGAAATTGTATCTGATCTTCAAGTTCAACTATTTCAGATTCCTTTTGTATAACCAATTCCTTATTCTTATTACAAGCAATTTCATGTTCCCTTATTATCTCGTCAATTTTAAATTCTAACTTTTTGGCAAGTTTATCTTTTTCCATTTTCATTTATCAACCCTCCTGAATTCCTTCATTAAAGTTTTTAAACTCCAATCCATTAAAAGTTGATATATTTCTATTTCTGTTTTTCCAAGTATAAATTCAGGGGCGTTTACAATCTGCACATACTCGTAAATTTTACAATCTTTTTGACCCCTAATGATTCTATAACCACCATAATAAACAACCCCACCGGCCCCCGGTCTATAATGTTCATGTCCGCTTTTAACAATTAATTTAGCAAAAGAAAATTCCATTTTTGGAGAATAAATTTCCAAACACTTTGTAACCCAAGGACTGTCATAAGGAACTTGTTTAAAATTCTTGATATTAAAATCTTTTGGTTTAATCATCCCTTCACCTCAATTCCTGAATTTTCTGAATGAGTACAAGGTATTTCTTCAAGTAATCCAAATCTTTTATAACTTGTGCAAACTGTCCGCATTTCTGGATTTTAACCATTTCCTTTTGCTGCAATATATGGATTGTAGGATTTTCATCTGTGATTGATAACCATATCGGAAGACTACCTTTTTTCATTGCATGGATTTCAGGAGTAAATTGATTATTAGATTCTATCCCGATATAAACCTTCCATCCCTTTGATTCTAAATATTTTCTAATCTTTTTTTGTATCATCTCAACCTCCCTTTATATTCTGAGCTTTAATCAATTTTATAATATCATGATAATCCTTTTGTGAATTATTCATAAATAACAACAGCCTTGAAAGCTCTGATAATAATGTTTTATTTTTCATTTATTATCCTCCAATAAGTCTTCAATATCTTCTAATAAATGATAGAAATCTGTATTATTAGAGGGTATCCCTAACTCTCTCCAAATTTTAATTTTATTTTGAACCTCTGCCCTTTCTATATATATTTTGTCTATAACTGAAAACAACTCACCATCAGTTTTAAACATATTTAAAAACATCCTTTCATTAAGGTTTTTTAATGCCTTAACACTTTCATTTAACCAAAAATTAATTGTTTTATTTTTCATCTTCACTCACTACAATTTTATACATTATTTCCTGAATTACTTTTATCTTGGAAAATACTGCAAAATACCTTGCAAAGCTACATTCATTAGCTATTAAAAATTCTAAATAATCATTCTCATCCTTCATTTTTAATTCTAAATCTTTTAGCAATTCTTTATTTTTCATTTCTCAAACTCCAATACTTGATTGTCATTATTCATTAAAAATCCTCTACTATCTCAAGCTCAAATTTATCCGGTAATACTGAATTAAGATAATTAAGAGCCTTTCTTGAATAAGATACTTTGTCCATATACATATCTATCAATAAACCTGGCAGCAGACAACCGGTAGTATTTTTAGGATAATTCCCTGTATGAATAAGGATAAAAGTCCTACCTTTCACTCCCTTAATATGCCAGTGCCATTTATACTTCGGAGACCATCTTTTTTTGACTGTATAAATTCCAGTAGGTATACAAGACTTAAATCTTTTATTATCTCTCCAGGGAGGTTCAAGGAAATATATTACCCTATCTTTAAGATCCGCCCTCCCTATAGTACACTTCTCATCATAATAAAATCTCTCAATTTTTAAAGTAAAATTTTCTGTAATTTTATAGTTGTTCATTTCTTCCCCTTTAATTTTCTTCTAAATTTTTTCTTTTGATTTTTTGTTAAATCAATATAACATTTAATATTTTTTCTTTTATTCTCTAAATCTTTAACCTTTTTAGCTAATTCAATTTTTTCTTTTTCACTTAATATTATTGCCGTCATTATAATCCCCCCTAAAACCTAATTTTTTTATACAATAATTTTATAAAATATCCTATTAAATAGCCTGCTGTAACTCCAATCACAACTCCCATAAACTTGAACCTCACAAATGCAAGTATATTGAATAATAATGTTATCGTAAACGCAAAGAACCCTGAATAGATAATATCTGAATAATCATCAATTACAATAACCTCCCCTGATTGCTTAACCTGTTCTATCAATTTGCTTAATTGTTGCTTGTTCATTATAACTCCTCCATTAAAACAACATCTTTAATTCTGCCATTATTTAAAACTACCCAATCAATTTCATCAATATTATAATTTTTCCCCAATCCTAAATAATTACAAATATTACAAAAATCCTGTTCCTCTTTAAAATCTACTCTATAAATTGTTACCTCTGGAACCCCACCATTAATTATTTTATCGTCCATCATTCCCCTCCAACTGAATTGAATCTTGATTCTCTATAACAAAACATGACCTGAAACACTTTTTACAATAATTAACAAATTCAGGAAATTCAACTTTTATATCCTTGTTACACTTGAAACATTTTGATTTATATTTCATTCCCCCTCCGGTGTTAAATTTATAGTTTTTAATTTACTTTTCCATTCTGTAAAATCAATTTCACCTATTTTTGTCAATTTTAAATCACTATCATTTTCAAAAATCAATTTTCTACCATCAGTCGCAAGGCATGTTATTTGTTTTCCGTGCCGTACCACCATTAATATTTTACCTGGATTTCTATTACTAGCCCACCCATTAACAACTAAATCCCCAAATTTCATTTCTGCTCCAATAGTTTTTTGAGGGAATTGTATAAATCATCTAACTTGTAACGCATATCTTCAAGATCTCCATTCAAATATACTTGTTCATCAGCTGAATCCCATTGAATCATACTTCTTATTACTTCAACCTCCTCAACCACCTTTTTAACCTCTTCTTTTGGGATGTAATTCTCTGTTAAAACTTTCATTATATTTTCATAATGTTCTTTTCCAATATAATTTTCAATCTCAACAATCATTGTTTTAATGTCCTTTTTCATAACCCCTCACTCGGCAAGGTGTTTATGTTATCCCCGAATAATTTATCATGGTGATTTATCTCCTCACCTGAAAGCTTTTTTGCTAATTTTTTATATTCATTCATGTATTTAGGATTATTATCAAACCAATGCCAGGTATTTTTAATATCTCTCACACACCTAAGAAATTCATCCAAGTGCTGATCGTCTTTAAGCGTAATCGTTTTATTAACTTTAAACATATTGCTTTTTAAGCTATTAGATTTCGATATTCTAATTTCCACTTTTATTTTATTGTTCATTTTATAACTCCTGTAAATCCATCAAAATATTTTTCTGCATAAGTTCCGTACTCTCTATTAATTGCAATCTCATTAATATCTCCAGCTTCATCCCATCCCTTATTGCATCTCTCACAATAACACGCTATAAATTTTACAACCTTATTATTATAAGTTCCCTTAATAAACATTGGAACCCATTTGTGACCCTTTCTTTTACACTTCTTACCTTTATTTCCTTCTTTCACTTCCCGCCCCTTTTAAAATGTTGAATATCTTTCTGGCTTTCCGTTTAGTTTTACAGGAGATATACCAGGATGATACTCGCTTTTTAAACCATAGTCTTGATTTCTGGTATCTGATAAACACTGAATGATAAATCATCCCGCAATCAACCTCTGTCTGATGCTCTGCTGATATAACACACTTTAAAAAATCCTTCATGATAATAACATTCTTATCCTTGTAAATTATTTTGTTGCTCATTTTACCTCCCTTACAAAATTAAAAATTACTAATTGCACATCTTCTAATTCATCATTTAACTCTTCCAGAGAATCTTTATCAGACTTTCTGGAAATCTCGCATAAATTAATAATATGCTTTAATGCTCTTATTATCTTTTTTTTATTCATACTACCTCCCTTAATCCAAATCAAATAATCTTCTTTTTTGATTCTCTAAAATTAATCTCTCTTTAATTATCTCACAGTATTTTAATTCTTTTTCTATTAGGATGTATTTTCTTCCCAGCTGCTCACATTGTATTCCTGTTTCTCCGCATCCAGCAAATGGATCAATAATAATATCAGTTTTCATAGTAAAGTATTTAATTAAATATTTTGGTATGTCCGGATGAAAAGTGGCTTTATGGATTTCGTGATACTTATTATGAGAGTTTATATTTGTCGGTATATAGTTTTTTACATAATTTCCATTAAAATTATTATGTTTAAATCTTCTATTTTCATAATCATTTTTTGCAAATAGATAAATAAATTCGTACCCATTAGAAATATGATCAACATTCATTCCCGTAGGAGGAGGATTATTTTTTATCCAAATCAAACATTCCTTAATAAAAGTCATATATTTTCCAAAGATTTTGTAAGTTATTTTCTGATTGCCGGCAACCCTTTGAAGATTAAAGAAGGTATACTTTTTACAATTTTTAATGATGATATGTAAGAATTTAAATATAAAATCTTCATATTCTAAATATGACAAATCCTCATCATAGATATATTTTTTAGCATCCTTAAACCCTGAACTTTTTTGCATATTATAGGGAGGTGAAGTTATACAGATGTTATAATTTAGTTTATCCAGGTAATCAAAACAATCCCCATGATAGACTTTACCTAATTTAGTCTCATAAAATATCTCATTCACTTCCGACACTCTCCAGTTTGTTGTATAAAATATTTAAACTCTCTCTATAAAAAGCCACTTCATCTGTTTCTACAAAGGCTTTAAATTCTTCTAAAAATTTATACTCAATGGTTCCAAGCTTACCAAATTCCCTATTTTTTAATACACTTAAATTCATAACATTAACTTCATTTTCCGGATTACCATTACTATCTTTTTTTAATACCCTATTTAATGCTATAACATTCCATGCCAGATTTGTTATATCACCAGATCCGGAAACATCAACCTTATTAATAGGTTTAAAATCATTTTCTGATTTTCTCGGATGAGCTACCAAATTAATATAAGAATCTGTTTTATCTGCAAAATCTAAAATTAAATTCATAAACTTTTTTTGACCTTCATAAGTATTAATGTCGTCACTTAAATCAATTCTTAAAAGACTGTCAATAGTATAATATCTAACCCCGAACCGATGATACACGTATTCAAAAGTTTCTAATAATAAATCAGGTTTAACATTTTTAAAAATATTTACAAAAAATAATCTCTCAGCAGTTAATTTATAAAATTTCTCAACACCTTCATTATTATGTTTTAAATTTAATTGAGTCATCATCCAACGGCATAAGCTTTCTGGTTTCATTTCTAAAGATGCAATGCAAAATTTTTCATCTAAATTATTTATTAAAGTATTAATACACACCTGATTTAATAAAGTTGTTTTTCCAGTTCCATTTCTGCCAGTCCAAACAGTAACCTCCCCAAACCTCTGACCGCCCAAAGTAGCATCAAATTTTGGATTACCTATTTTCTGACCTTCCTTTTGAGGTGTTAATAATTTGCCTTTCAAATCTTCGATTGTGATAACTTCCTTTGGTCTAAATTCAATAGAATCTCTTAATGATTTGGTAAACTTTTGATATGTAAGCCCATTAAGAAGCCATTCATTAGCATCCTTACATGGTGAATTAACTCTATAACATTTATGCATCCCTAATCGCTTTACAACTTTTATTATATTTTCTTCACCGGCACTGTCAAAATCATAGAATAAATAAAAATTACTAAACCTCTGCAAAAAATCAAATTCAGAATCTATCCATTTTAGATTACTTGCTCCACCTGGAATCGATACAGTAAAATTAAAACCTAATTCAACCAAACTAAGACAGTCAATTTCACCCTCGGTTATTATTAAATTAATTGCATCCTTTGAAATATTATCCCTATTATATAATAATGGCTCTGCATCTGTAGTTTGAGTATGTTTGGTTTTTTCAAAATTCCTGCATTTATTATTAGTTAATTCACCATTTTTATAATATCTAAAAACAATATCCCAATTATCAGTACACGTAACTTTTAATTTATTTAATGTTTTCTCTGATATTTTTCTATTTTCAAACCACTTTATTAATTTATCTCTGCTGGTTTCTTTTAACTTTTTTGGTTTTTTATAAACCTTCTTATCATAACCAACTATAGGAGCATCTCCATATTTTTGTTTTAGATTGTAAAAACTGCCAGTCTTTCCACATTCTTTTTTTCTCCAGCATTGCCAACCGCCATGATCTATATTTATATAAAATTCCTTTTTAGGATCTTTACAAAAAGGACATATCATTTGAGCGTTGTCATCTTTAATAGTATAGCTGATATTTTTTTTATTTAGATATTCTATTACTTTACTCATTTTACACCAATGGAGGTAAACCGTTTAGGCTACCGTTATTATTATTATTTCTTTTCAACCAATTTAAAGCAGTTAAATTAAGAGATTTATATTTTTTATTATCTCTGTGATTTTCTATAGAATCTAAAATATTATCAATCTGCCCTTTAGAGTAGGTTTTATTTAATTTATCAAATTCTATAATCGTCATTTCTAAATGGTCAAATTTTCTATATATTTCTTTATTATTTTCATTCTTAACCTTCTTAACCTTCTTGGTTGTGGTTATCTGTTGGTTATCTGTTGGTTGATTGTTGGTTATCTGTTGTGTCGTTTGCTGGTTAATTCCTTGATATAATTTATAGTTTACTATTGATATGATTGAATATTTATTACTTGATTTGATGGTTATTTCGTTGGTTGATTTTAGCTTACTTAATGAAGTTCTTATGATTTGTTCAGTTAATCCAGTTTCTAATGATAATTTTTTTCTACCAGTAATAAATGATCCCTTTTTAATATCAATCTCATTCCATTTTTTATCTTTATGATTTGCAGATAATAAAATATGAATAAATAATCTAAAGGTATTATTATCATGATACCAACTCCATGATAATATTTTTCTATGCAATTTAATCCAACCCTGCATTTTAATTCCTTCTAATAATTTTAGCTCTTTCCCATAAAACCATATCTATATTTTGTCTTTTTTTAAAGTCATCTAACCAATGATATATTAATGGTTTGATTGGTATTAGTTTAATCGGTTTTAATTTATTATGAATCATTTTATGATGATAACTACACAAAACAACCAGATCACTCTTGTCAATTTCCCACGGTTCACCGCTATATTTTAAATGATGTACGTGTAGTTTTAAATCTTTACCATTACATAATTGACATTTATTCCCACGATCTTTAATTATTTCTTTTCTGAGTTCTAACCACCGTGGATCTTTAAGTTTTTCTGAATAAGATTTTTTTGAACCCTGTTCTTTCATATTAAACTCCTTATAAGAAGGGACGGCAGAACAGGGAAGTTGATACCGCCCCCAAATATATAAAGACTAATGTCTTGTTTTGATTTGCATTGTTCCATGAATTTCCCTGTTCATGCTTAAATTATAATCCATTCATTTTATATTGTCAATGTTTTTCTTTATTTTCATAAAACACATCCAATGAGTATTTGAAAGTTTGCCAGACTTATGTCCAAATAATGGAGTTTGGCCAAACAATTCTATAATTTTATTAACTGGAATTTGAACTGAGCTCCACTTAAATATTAATATCCCATCATAATCTAAAACTCTCATACACTCATCAAACCCAGCTTTTAAATCAGTTTCCCATGTTTCAAATAATCTTCCGTATTTTTTGGCCAACCATGAATTATTCCCCGCTCTTTTTAAATGCGGAGGGTCAAAAACAACTAATTTATACTTATTATTTTTAAATGGTAAGTTTCTAAAATCTGCTATAATATCAGGATCCACATCACAAATTCTATTTCCAGAAAATTCAAGTTTTTCTTTTCTAATGTCAACATAATCCACTAAAGGATTATTTTTATCAAACCAAAACATTCTACCACCGCAACAAGCATCAAGAATCTTTTTCATTCATTTCCTCCATTCATTTTATATTGTCAAGTATAAAATAATTATTCTCCAAAGGTTTCAAGGCATTGAGTTATTTTCTTAATCTTCATTTTTGCTCCTATTAGTTTTAATAAAAAATGATAATCCAAGAAATAAAATTTGCAATTCAAACCAAATTGTAAACTTTTCAGAACATTTCGTATAAGGGTATTTTTTAAACTTTAACATTATCCTTAACGGTAAAGCCCAATCATTAAACCTAATTAAGTTATAAACTTCAGCCTTCATTTTTGGTGTCCCCTACTATACCCTCTTTTATTTCTTCAAGAGTCCAATCAGCTCCGGCGTATCTAATAGATTTTCCGCCTAATATTATACCTACCGTTGAATTACCCTTTGCTTTATCAACCATAATCCCCATAACTTTTGATAACATATCAAATGTAGGCTTTTTAAACCACCATGCTTCTAAATTATAAGGAGGTTGATCATAATCATTCGCAATTGTTGACAAAGCCCATATTGTTTTATTTCCCATCCTAAGCCAACTCAAAATCATCAACGTCAAAATATTGACACATTAATTCTTTATGAGTTTCAATCGATTTAATCAGACTTTCTTTTGATGGGAAGTTGACGGCTCCGAATAGGCCAGATTCAATATCTCCAATTATATTTCCAACAACCACCTGACAAACAAGCCTTTTATAAAATGCAATATAATGACAAAATTCATCAACTCTATTACTATTCCCACCCCACGCAATCCTTGAATCAGAATCTAATTTAGATTCAATTTGGTTTCTTAATACTTTTTTATCAGCTTCTTTTTCTGTTAAGTAAATATTCCCATTTTCAAGACGCTCTTTATCAGTAGTATAACCCCCCCATATACACCGGTCAATTTCACCAATACTATCAAGACACCAATACTTATTCCTTTTCTTCAAATCCCTAACCGTTCTAATTTCAGGTTTCTTCAACCTCTCGATTTCCTTTCCTAATTCCTTATACTTTTT